AAATGGCAGCAGCAGAACGCAAGGGGACAGTACGGACTCGGTTCCACGGCTGCACAGGGCTTCGGCAAGGGGCAGTTGGAAGTGACCGGCAGCATGGAAGTTTATTTCAAGGACTTCGCGCTGTATGACGAATTCATTGCGGAAACCGCCGCTATGATATCCTTCCGTGCGGTTGACCTTACCGGCGCAGGTTACGTGTTCACCGTGGCGAACGCCACTATCATGAATCCGACCATTGTAGCAGGCGGACCCAATCAGGACGTTATGGCAACGTTCCAGATTGAGGGCAACCCCTCCGCAGCGGGCGGGATCTTCGCAGGAGCGACCCTCCAGATCGATAAAGTGACCTAGTTGATAGGTCATGAGATTTGGCGGCGCACGTTACCCCCTTCCGTGTGTTCCGAATTGCGGATTTACCGCCAATTATAATTTGGTTAAGGGGTAGGGCAGGGCAACAGCATAACCTCGGCTATATGAGGTAATTTTTGAAGTCAAAAGGGGGAACACAATGGCAAATCCTTACAACATGTTCAAAACCGATCCGCAGCTTGAGTCCGAAACCGGCATCATCCTCGATTACGGCGATTTCCGTTTCCGTGTCGGCAGGGCGGGGGGTGCAAACAAGAAGTACAGCAAGCTCATCGAAGCTCGCATGAAGCCGCATCAGCGGGCGCTGACTGCCGGGACGCTGGACGAAGCTGTAGCAACCCGCATCCTCGTGGAAGTCTTCTCTTCCACTGTTATCTTCGACTGTGACGTTCTGGACAAGGAGAAAAGCACCGACGATAACCCGGTTTACATTCCCGGCATTATCAGCGAAACCGGCGAGGTTCTCCCGGACGAAGTTCAGAACCGCGTTTCGTGCTTGCTCAACCTGCCGGAACTGTTTCTGGATATCAGGAAGCAGGCGAACGACTTTACCCTGTTCCTTCTGTCGCAGCAGGAAGAAATCGCAAAAAACTGATAAGCTGCCTTGAATGGAACTCAACATGGGGTAATCGCTTACAAGCGTTGACAGAGATGGAGCAGAGTACAGGGGAAACACCCCATGCCCTGCTCCATCGCCCCACGCCAAACCCTGAAGACATACCCTATTGGAACGCTTTTCAGGATTTGACAGGTTCAAGGCAGTGGACTCAAGCTGGACCCGCATCAATACCCTTTCAAACGATTATTCTTTGGCTGGACGAGAATTTGGTGTATGACGTAGACGATAGGGCAGACTATATCAGAGTCATTCAGCAAATTGACGCAGGCTACTTAAATATACAATACGCCAAACTTAAAAAATAGGTGACGCATGGGCCACGAAACATTTTTGAGAGTCGGGATAGACGGCACAGGCGCACAGACGGGGGCGCGGGTCGTAACCCGTTCCCTTAGCGACATATCCAATCAAGCCGCACAGACGCACAATTCCATGCAGCACTTACGAAACATATTTCTTGGTTTCGGGGGTGCTGCTGTTGGCATTTACGGGGTAGCAACAGCTTTCCAGAAGTTGCGAGAAGCACTGATGGGCGTTTTGGAATACATGGGGCGGATCGAAACTGAAACACTAGGTATCGCCGCCTCTTTTACTACAGGGGGGCGTTTTGTTGAGACGCTGACCGGTAAGGTGCTTCAGGGACAGAATGCGCTGAATGCCGCTATGAACGTTTCAAGGTCCGTGATCGATCAGTTACGCGTGGCGAACTTCAACACCATAGCAACCCTCGACCAATTGATATACGCCTATCAGGTGACGCTGCCCGTTGCAATGGGTAAGGGTTTCGACAAGGCTAAAGTTATGGACTTCACCGTTGCTATGGTACAGGCAGCGGGTGCTATCGGTTTGCCGTTTGACCAGATAGCTGAAGAAACGAGGTCCATGCTGACCGGCAACATTACTCGTAACTCTCGTATTGCACAGGTGCTCGGTATCCGGCCCGAAGACGTACACGCAATTAAAAATGATAGTGAAGCCCTTTTCAGTTTCCTCATGGGTAGGCTGGAAGGGTTTAAGCAAGCTGGTATCGAGTCGCAAAAAACATGGGCCGGTTTGTGGTCTAACTTCAAAGACGTGGCGCAACAGGCGCTTTCTCTTTCGTTTGAGCCTATGTTCAACGAAGTGAAGCGCGGTCTTAAAGGCATGATTGACTACATGGGTACGGTTGATAATGAAGCTAAAAAATTCAACTGGAATCCTGAAGTTCTTGAAAACCTCAAGGAACTGAAAGAAGGGTTGAAAGACGTGCTTGCTTTTATCAGCGGTACGGTTTCTTTCTTTAACAAATACGGTGACGCAATTCTCACTGTAGTAAAAGCTTACGTTGGCTATAAAGCGGCTATACTCGCAAACACGCTGCTTCAGAAAACAATGAACAGCGAACTTATGCAGACGATAGCACTTCAGATAAAGTTAGCGACAACTGTAACAAGAACGCAAGTTAAAGACGGGTACGATTACAAGGGTCGAATGTTATCCCCATTTGGTCAGGTGGGGACTAACGGCGGTATGCACGGAGATGGTTCTACTGTTATCAGCGGCGACGTGGCAGGTATGAACAAGTTTAAGCAAGCCGCCAATGCTAACGCCGCTGCCGCTGCCGCAAGCGCAATGGCTGCTGAAACCGCTGCTGTCAGGGAACTATCAGCCGCGAAGCTGGCAGAACAAAAGACAAGGCTTGCTGTTAATCTTGCGGAACAGGAAAGCATAAGAACTTCCATGCAATCGCTATCCTCCACTCAGGCGGCAAACACCGCTACTTATGCCAAGATTGCGGCAAAGGAAAGAGAGGCTGCGTCTGAAGTAACCTCACTTACCATGCTTCGCGCATCTATCGAAGCCGAAAGAGCGTTGATTGTTACCAAAATGCAGGCATTGGATGCTGATGCCGTAGCTTTGGCATTACAGGAACGGACGCTAATCGCCAAGCAAGCCAATAGAGCGGCTACCGTTGCAGAGACTCAGCAACTCTTGGTACAGAAACAGGCATTGATAGCTAAGTGGGAGTCTGAACTGTTCTTTGAGGGGCGCAGCTTAACCCAATCTTCCGGCCTTAATCTGCTCAAGCAACAGGAAATCAACTTACGCCGTTCTCTTTCCGCGCACACGCGTCAAGCTGCTGTTGAAGAAGCGACGTTGGTTACTATAAAACAAAAGGCCATTGCAACTGATGTGGCAAAAGCACAGGCAATCAATGCGCTGGTTCCCTTGGCGGTTCAGCAAAACGGAGTTGAGCGGCAACTATCGGCTGCTGTTGCAACCCATAGCGCCTTAGAATTACGCGCAGGTTCCGCGTTGACGGAAAGGGGTGTTGCCGCAAAACAGCTTGTAGCTACTGAAATAGCGCAAGTGGGTATCGAGAAAGAATTGACGGCAGCAACTACAGCCGCAACGATAGCAACGGCAAACGAGCAGAAAGCAACTAACGCCGCAACAGTCGCCAAAATAAGGGCGACAGAAGCAAACGCGGCTCTTACCCTTAGTTCTCGCCTTGCAGCGGGCGCAATGGGCATCCTGCGCGGTGCTTTGGCAGCTTTGGGCGGGCCTGTTGGGGCAATTATTACCGTGTTGGGCGTGGCAGCAATGGCTTGGTTCACTTTCGGTAACAAAGCGGAAGAGGCAAACAAGAAAGCGTTGACGGACGCCGACTCGGTACTGAAGAATCTGGACGATCAGATAGATAAGCTTAACGAAATCAACCGGCTCAAATCAGATACCAAGTACACCCCTTCCATTGACCTGAAAGATAGGTCTTTGGCTGATTCTTCTTTGGGGTTGAAGAATGACGAACTCAGGGCAATCGCCACTTATAAGGCTGAACTGACCGCACTGGATAACAAGCTTTCCAAAATGCTTAATGACAATATTGGATTTGAGTTGTCGGAAGAAGACACTAAACGCTATAAGGAACTGGAAGGTAGTATACAGCGTATTATTGATAACAGGTTGAAGTTGAACTTTGTTGAGAAGGAGCAAGCCTCCCCGGAATATGTAGCTAACGATAAAGTAGAAACAGACGCTGCCAGCAAGTTAAGCGCCTTGAGGAAGTTTCAGGACGCCAAGTTTGCTTTGGAAAAGGCGAACTCTGAATTTTCGATAGCTGGTTATAGAGAAGACGCTGCAAGGAAGCTGTCGATTCTTGAAGACAGTTATGATCAGGCGCTAACCGCTTCCACTGAGTATTACAGGGAACGTGCGAATATCGAGAAGGAGAGCATAGAGCAGGAAATCAGCGCCAACAACAAGTTGATAGCAGAATTGAAGAAAGGGGGTGCTGAAAAGTTCTCGGTAAAAGAAGATCCTACCGGGATTAAAGCCGCAGCCGCACAACTGGAATGGGCTGCACGTCTTGTTGACGCTAAAACTAAAGGTATCGAACTGACAAAGCAACTCGGTAACGTAACGGTTGAGACGAATATCGCCGTTGCGCGTTCCAATAGAGATTTGATCGATCAGCAGGAGGCGCTTACTATCAGCGTACTTCAAGGACAAGGGAAGACCAAGGAAGCAGCAGAGGCCCAACTTACAACTAGAAAAGCGCAGCTTGAGATAACTGCACTTGAGACTGAGAAAACCGCAGCCGCAATAGCAGGGGATTTTCAGCGTTACGCCTTGGTTGTGTCTTTGTTGAATCTGAAGAACAAGGATATTGAATTAACGCGTAAGCAAATAGAGTTAAACGAAAAGCGTAAACAGGCCGACCCTGTGATAGCTTTAAAAAATGCGACCGGAGATTCTGTAGGTGCGTTAGAATTGGCGCAGGCCATTGAAAGGGAAGCTGAAGCGGTATCAGGTCTATCTGAAAAGGCGACTTCTGCCGCTGAAGCTATGCGCAAACTGAACATGGAAAAGGCGAAGCTTTCGCAGGGTTCGGAACTGGCAGACTTGCAGATTGCCGGTATAGGCGACCCTAACGCAAGGGCGATAGCACAAGAGCAACGGCGGCATGACGTATTCATGAAGAATAAGCAGCTTGAGTTGAACGCCGTGGAGAAGGGTTCTAAGCGGGCGCTGGAAATTCAGGCGCAAATGAATCAAGACACAGCAAACAAGGATGCAGCGGTAAATAAGCTGAAGCTTGACGGCGCGGCTCAGTACACAGGCATGGCGGGGCAACTCTTCTCTGCACTCGCAACCACTCAGGATGAAAGCAGCCGGAAGGGGTTTGAAGCAGCAAAGGCATTTAACATAGCGGCGGTTATCATGAACACGGCAACCGCAGTCATGGCACAGCTATCAATTCCCGGCCCCGTAGGTTGGGCGGGTGCTGCACTGGCCGGTGCAATGGGCGTTATCAATCTAGCCAAGGTTATGTCTACCACTTTCGGAGGGGCTGGTTCCATTGCTTCTTCACCTAGCGGCGGGTTTGGTGCAGGTTCTTCCGTGGACGGTAATCGTGGTGTTGGGGGGAGTATCGGTTCAAGGATAACTTCTGCTTATGACCAGCAATCGCAGGAATCTTTGGGTAGGATAGCAGGAAGCATGGAAAACGCTTCTTTGGCAATTATGAAAGTTGCCGATGGGCTTACCAAGATATCCGACCTGTTTAAAGAGGGCGGTTTCCTAGCAATGGCTTCGGGTGCGGCACCGGGGATTAACGGGGAAACGAACAGGGTAGAATCTGCCGGATGGTTCAAGACAACCACGGGCCTTAACGGTTTCTCCAAGTACACCGACCCACTTGCGGTTTTTAAGAATATCGGCAGCGGTCTTTTCGGCATGGGTAATAAGTTCCAGACAACCGGGGGCGGTTTTACCTTGGGTCTGGAAAACGGGGATATTTCCAGTCAGAACTATATCGAACAGAAGAAAGCGGGGGGCTGGTTCAAGAAGGGTAAGACTCGCACCCTTTATAACGAAGGGGATGCTGGTTTTGAAGACGCAATGCAAACGGCGCTTGACCAGATCAAAGCAACTGTTATCAGGGCAGCAGCAAGCACCGGCACCACTACAGCACTGAATGAAGCGAAGATCGATCAGATGAAGATAGCAACTGCTGGCCGGTCTTCCGAAGACATACAGAAAGACCTTGAGGCATTTTTCACTCAGGCGTCAAACGAGCTTGCAAAAACAACCGTAGGGCTGAAGGAATTTGCGTTCTATGGGGAGGACGCCTTTACCGCTTTGGTGCGCCTCTCGACCTCTTTACAGGGCGTAAACGAGCTATTTGAACTCACGAACCACACGCTCATAGCAGCCTCTCTTGAAGGGGCAGACGCCGCATACAGGCTTGCCGATGCTTTCGGTGGGCTTGAGGAAATGAGTGATAGCGTAAATGAATACTTTCAAGGAATGTTCACCGACTCGGAGCGGGCTGCTTTGGAAACCGCACAGGCAACAAGACAGGTTCAAGCGGCGTTTGCTGGCATACATCAAACCGTTCCTAAAACCCGTGAGGAATTCAGGACGCTTGTTGATTCTCTTGACGTAACAACCAAGGGCGGTGCGGAGTTGTATGTTGCCTTAATGGACATAGCCCCTGCGTTTGTTACCATGACGGAAGCGGCGGTAACAGCGGCACAGGAAATGCGGGACGCTTTCTTGGATTCGGCAATGTCGGCAGCACAAGCCCTGAAGGATATCATGGGCGGACCTCTTTCCACGCTTACCCCACGGGAACAGTTAATGCAACAGCAGGCCGCGTTTGCAACGGCGCTGGCTACCGGCAACAACGAGGTACTTCCGGAACTCGGACAATCCCTGCTGGAGACTGCCCGTGAAATGTTCGGGTCTGGTAGCGGGTATCAGAACGAGTACAACAACGTTACTACTGCACTGGCGGCTGTTGCGGGCATAGACGGACCTATCACAATGGACGTGGTGGAACGACAGATCCGCGCCATTACGGACACGCAAAGCGCCATAGAGCGCGGAACGGCAGCAACCGTACAATCCATTGCAGAACTCAGGGCCGAGATAGCGGCGTTACGTGCGGAACAGGCTAGAAACACGGCGGCAACGGTTGCGGCTACTCAGGCGGGAGCCGATACGGTAGCGGATGCGGTCGTAGGTGCAGTATCTGCCGGAGCGAGGGCATAATGATATCTGACGCTGCATTTAAGGAATGGTTGAATAAGAATAACGTACAACGGGTAATGCTGATGGAGGCTAACTACTTTGATCCGGCATTGCCCGTAGGTACAACCCCGGCTTATGAGTTTAGCCGCAATTCAACAGCATTAAAACAAGATTGGTCGGTAGTCGCCGCTAATAAGCCCCGATATGAGGACGGATTGTTCAATACGTCCGTAATGGTCGAGTCCGGTACAACGAATCTTTTCAAGTATTCGCAGGAGTTTAACAATGCATGGTGGGCTAAAACGCGTAGTTCCATTACGGCTGACGCCACTACCGCTCCCGATGGAACTGCTACCGCTGATAAACTTGTAGCCAACGCAGAGGTTGAACTAGCTCACCATACAAACCAGAGCGTTTCAGTCACCGCCGGGACAACGTACACCTTTAGCATATTTGCAAAGGCAGGGGAGTACGGGTACATGGCGTTACAGTTTCTTGCCAATAACGGGGCTTACGCAGGTAGTTTGGCTTATTTTGATCTTCTAGCGGGAACGTTCACAAATTCATCGTGCAATAATGCTGGGATGGAAGATGTAGGCGGTGGCTGGTATCGCTGCTGGGTCTCAGAAACGGCCATAGCAACTGTAGCCGGGCTCCACTCGATAATGCTCTGCCAGAACTACGCCGACGTATCTTTCACCGGTGACGGCACATCCGGGATATTCATATGGGGTGCACAGCTTGAGGCGATCCCGTATCTGACTAGTTATATGCCTACAACCTCCGCTACTGTAACCCGTAACCACGACAACCTGTCAATACCGAGCAGCCTGCTGAACACTGAGTCGGGTACTGTCGAGTGTTGGGCGCAAGCCAGAAGAAGGGACGACCTGGACTATCAGACAGTATTCGCTGCGTGGCCATTTTTCTACGTTAGTGTGTTAGTCGGGACCAGTCAGGCTCGACTACATATTCAGGATGGTGCTGGTGTGTCGAGAAACTTTACTTCGGTTGCATCAGTCAATACAGCGCAGTGGAATCACTTTGCAGTCACTTGGAACTCTGAACAGATGTGGCTCTACGTGAACGGGGTGCTGGCTTGCACTACGGGGGTAAACACCTTTCAGCCCCCACCGGCTGTTCTCCAACTCGGGGCGCGGTCGTCTATGATGTACCTTTGGAACGGCCTCATTGATAGTGTCCGAGTATCTAACATCAAAAGAAGTCCCGCCGAATTGTATCAAAATGCGCAAGGCGGTAATCCGATGGAATGGGATTCTGCTACTACTGCGTTATACACTTTTGACGTAGCACAAGAAAGAACTGTTTATTTAGCGGACAAGCCGTATGTGTCGGGTCCGGCAGATAGTCCCGCCAATCAACCTTATGAAGATTCTATTTTGGACACGCCTAAATTTTCTAGTAGCCTTTCTGATGCTATGGAAGGGTACACCGTGCCTAGCTGGGGGGACGCTGTAATAAGCAATGCCTTGTTTGATAAAGATATCTGGTTTACTTATTCATGGAATGGT